AGGTACAATCACCTGGTCGAGGTGTAAGGATATTACATGCTAAAGATCCTAAAGCACGAGCTAATGAAAAAGCTAAGAAAAGATATAAACAAATAATAAAAGCCAACAAGAATAAGCATGATCATATTATAAAGTGTCTTAATATACAATTAGATGTAGATAAAGATAATTTAGGATATTTGCAAAACCTTGAAACTTGGTTAAATAATCACACTTGGGAAAAATACGAAGATATAACTTATGAAGACAAATCCGATGAACAATCCCAAAGAATTACAAGACAACTCTGATGTATTCAACAAAAGAGGATTCCAAACAATAGACAAAGCAGTAAGACAATCTATAAAGATAGTTAAGGACGCTAAACGCGGTATACGTAATGTATTACCAACTGTGTGGCCTAGACTAAATAGGAATCTACTTGGTGGACTACAAAAAGGTAAAATGTATGTAATTGCTGGCCGTCCTGGTGTAGGTAAGTCAGCCTTTAGTAATCAATTAATATTTGATGTCCTTGATGCAAATCAAGATAAGAATGTTATTGTATTATACTGGAGCTTTGAAATGCCAGGTTATCAACAGATAATGAGAACAGTATCTAATAAAGTAAACAAAAATGTAGCAGATTTATTATCTGTAGACGACACTTTATCAGATGAAAGTTTAAAGAATTATGTAGATAAAGCAGAGAGGTATAGTAAATACCCTATATTCTTTCATAATGTTCCAAAAGATATGGAATTTATTAAGAAAGTTAATGTAGATGTATTTAACGATTACCCAAAAGCAATAGTAATAAATTTATATGACCATTCAAGATTAATCTCCGGGGAAGGAGAGTCTGAATTACATCGTTTAAATACAGTATCTAAAACGTGTATGTGGCTACAATCTAAAATGGGAGTTATAAATATATTATTATCGCAACTAAATAGAAACATAGAACAAGAGCATAGAGCTAAAAATCAATACCAACCAATGTTAACAGATTTATTTGGTGGTGATAGTATTGGGCAGGATGCGCATGTTGTTATGATTCTTAATAGACCATATGATTTATATGGAGTGACTGATCTTTATTGTGAGGAAGTACCTCAAGGATTGTTAGCATGTCACATTGAAAAGAATAGAGATGGAATGCTTGGTATGATACCATATGAAGCAGACTTATCTACATTCACAATTTATGAAAGATTAAAAAATAAATAGTATGAATCAAAACGAAAGATTAATTAAAAACATGGAAGAATATGACAAAAAAGAGAAAGCTAGGGAGCAAGAATCCAAAGTACTGGGATCAAAGCCAGCTAAACGAAAAGCCAATAAAGGAAAAAAAACTCCTATGCACAACTCCTAATGGCTGTAAAGTATATGGAGTATGGTATAAATAAAATATTAATAAATATAAAAATATGGAATTACCCACAAAAAAGATAGCGGCAGCTCGTAAATCACCAAAGAATATGGTGATATATGGCCCACCCAAGATTGGGAAAACTACGGCACTGAGTCAATTAGATAATTGTTTAATAATTGATTTAGAAGAGGGATCTGATATGCTCGATGCTTTAAAAGTAAAAGCTAATAACTTTGTAGAGCTAGCTAAAATAGGTAAGGCTATTATGGAAAAGAAAAAACCTTATAAATATGTAGCTATTGATACTATCACTAAATTAGAAGAATGGTGTGAAGCTGAAGGTAAGAAAATGTATCAAGCTATACCTCAAGGTAAAAACTTTGATAGTAAGAATGAAGGAATATCTATACTATCATTGCCAAATGGAGGTGGTTATTTATATCTTAGATTAGCATATAAAAAGTGGATAGAAAGAATTAATAAATTAGCAGACCACATTATACTTGTAGGACATTTAAAAGATAAACTAATAGAAAAGAAAGGTAAAGAAGTTAGCTCTAAAGATCTTGACTTAACTGGTAAAATAAAACAAATTACATGTACAAACACTGATGCAATTGGTTATATTTACCGTGAAAAAGGAAAGACTATGATATCATTTAATGCAGGAGATGAAATAGCTGCAGGTACTAGATGTGATCATTTAAAAGGGAAAGAAATGCCTTTAGATTGGAATAAAATATTTATAGACTAAATTAATTAAACATGATTAAAATGAAAACAAATGTAACACCGGGTGAGACTCCCCCAGAGATTTCCGTAATGCAGATTGATCAAGATCTTAAAGACGGAGTAAGTAAGTCAGAAATGGCAATTAAATATGGTATTAAACCATGGGAAGTAGATGAGATGTTTAAACATCCTTTTCTAAAAGGTAGAAGACCTAGTAGAAAGAAATCTTTATCTTTTACTTTTGTAGATGATGTGTCTGAAGATACCTTAGAGCCTAATTTTAATGAAAAAGTTGCGCAGGAAAGAGCTGATTCATTTAATGAAACTTTAGAGTCTGCCGTAGAAGCAATAGATCCTAATCAAACTAGTATTCCTGTGCCTGATGAATCTGATAGTACAGAAAGCAATTCTCACAGGCATTTTGTAGATGAAGAATTTCAAAAAAATTCTATAGATCTTGATACACCACCTTCATTTGACGATACTATGAGTGTAGTTGAAGAGCAAGAGTGGGAAACAGCTGGAAAAGAAGAAGAACTAGAAATGGACGATGATACGTTCCAATTATAATAACTAAATAAATAAATAAAAATGGCAATACAAAGTAATGCAAGTACAGAAGCAGTAGCTGGAGGAATGAAATTATATTCAGGGCTAGCTAATTTTAAAGTAATAGCAGTAAATCCTACATTAGAAGAATTACATGATATGGGTGTGCAATTTAAAACTGAACCTAACTATCATGTAGATATGAATGGTGATAATAGATTTAAATTAACATTATGGGTAAAAAATGAAGAACTAACAACTAGAGTAGAAATTTTAATGGATGCAAATCACAGGATTGCTAAATCTGGTAAATATCAATGGATGAATAACATTGGCCAAGAAACGTGGTCTGATGCAGCCCCAACATATGACTGGTGGAAGCCTGAAGGTCAAAGAAAAGCTTACATAGGTGAAGATACTCTTGTTAATTTTACTAAAGCCTGGGCTAATGTAGCTGGAGGTGATGAAGTTTATTTTGAAACTATAGATAAAATAGCTGCAGGAGATGTATCTGAAGTTAAAGCTTTAGTTGAACAACTTAAAGATAACGAAGTTAGATTGTTATTAGGGGTAAAGAACGATAAATATCAAAATGTATACACTAAGAAATTTGGTAGAGTAAAACCTCAACGTGACGACTTTTTCATTAAAGAACTGAACAGTGAATATGGTGAATTTAAAGCAGACTATGATAAAACGTTAAATTTTGGCCCTTATGTACCTACATTAGAGGCTATAACAGCTGATGCGCCGGAAACTATTGAAGAAGAAGCGAACTGGATAGACTAATGGCTATACAAAGTAGAAGCAGCAATGATCACTTATCTAGAGATGTCATACTTAGTAAAATTACTGAGTATGATATCTTTAGGTATTATTGCGGTCCTTTTAAAGAGATAAACTCTAAATTCCGTAGTGAATTAAGAAAGGATAATACTCCTACTGTTTCTATCATAAAATGGAATGGAAAGCTCTTATATAAAGACTTTGGCTATTCCGAACACACTTTTGATTGTTTTGCATATATTCAAAATAAATATACTATTGAATTTTTTGATTGTCTTAGAATTATAGATAATGATTTTAATTTAAAGTTAGCCCATAAAAAAGAAGCTATAGAGTTTACAAGAGGGTGTTTAGGATATAGACACAATAAAACAATAGAAGATAAAAAAGTTATTATAATTAAGAAAAAGAAAAGAAAATGGAGTATTAAAGATAAGAACTTTTGGAGTAAATATGCAATCAGCAAAGAAATTTTAACTATCTTTGATGTCGAGCCTCTTGATTACTATTGGGTTAACTATGACAGATTTAAATGTAACTCAATAACTTATATATATAAGATAGGGAATAAATATAAAGTTTACGCCCCTTATAGTGACGTTAAATGGACAAGTAATACAACAAAAAATCATGTCCAAGGCTATGAACAGCTCCCGGAAAACTGGGGATTATTAATAATAACCTCCTCATTAAAAGATGTTATGTGTCTATATGAAATGGGATATCATGCAATTGCACTTCAAAGTGAGATGCAAATGCCTGAAAAAAAGTTGATAGAAGAATTAACTGAAAGATTTGAGCAAATAATGATTCTGTATGATAATGATTTAAAAGAGCCTAACCCAGGACAAATTATGGGTAATAAAATATGTAATGAGTATGGCTTTAAAAATTTATGTATCGCAGATGAGTATAAATGTAAAGATATCTCAGATTTAATCAAAGAACGTGGAATCGATATGGCTTCTAATTTAATTAAAACATTAATAAATGAAGAGATACCCAAAAAAAGGAAAGAGTAAAGTAAAAAACGCAGTTAAAAATATTTATAAAGGAATTCAATTCCAGTCTAAACTAGAACTAGCTTGTTATAAAGAGTTAGAAGCAAATCAAATAGATGTCGAGTATGAAAAGCATACTTATACAATATTTGACGCTCTAGTATATCCACAAGCATGTTATGAAGGAACAGCTAAGAAGTTATATAACAAAGGTTCTAAAATCAGGCCGATTACATATACACCTGATTTTGTAGACCCTAACGGAAAATGGATTATAGAGACCAAAGGCTATGCAAACGAGTCTTTTCCTTTAAGGTGGAAACTATTTAAGAAACACCTTAGAGATACAAAACAACAATATGTGCTTTTTATGCCTAGAAACAAAAAGCAAGTAATAGAAGTTGTTGAACTTATCAAACAATTATAGATTAGGGGATAACAGAGGCCACGTGCACAGTAGGACGAAACCCCTTTTCTTTTTATTAATCAATTAAACAATTAAACAAATGGCATACTTAGTAAGCCCCTGCTGTGGGCAAGATTACAGCGATTACATAGACGAAGAAGGATATGAAGTTTATATCTGTGACAATTCTAAATGTAAAGAAGAATTTTCAGAACCTCTAGAAGAATATGAATTTGAAGAGCTTGTGAAAGAGGCCTATGAAGAAGATTGTATGGAGGAAAGAAGACTAGGACTATGATAAAAAAGATCACTAGAAAGTCTATGCTTATTAGGCCTTCAGGTAGATCTACAGATTTTATAAGTCCAAGCTTTGGTTACGGTTGTTTGTATAACTGTTCTTATTGCTATATGAAAAGACATAAAGATAAAGGTCTTGACGTAGCAACTAACACAGGAGATA